ACCGCATTCAAAATTTTCCCATGCTCCGGGTTCTCGAAGAAGAACCCGACTGACGCAAGAGCCATCTGGGCAGTGTGCAAAGACTCGAGACTCATAGTGCACATACCAATAGGGAAAAGTGCGGAAGATGTTCGAAACTCAATCTGCCAATCAATGTTTGCAGCAATGGTCTCCGTGACTGCACCTGGGGTGGCAAACAAGTGGTTCACCAAAGAGGTGTTGTCGAGCCGGTAAACGGGGCACTGTTTGCCCACACCGGCATTAGGGAGAGTGTAATCCCAGAATTCGGCCATGTCGGTGCTAGGAGGTGTGTAAGTGTAGGCACCAGTCTCAAACGGCAAATAGGCCTTTTCCGCAGGATGCAAAGTGTTGATGTAATCAACATCAACCAACCAGGGGTTGGCCACCTGAGGTGGCACACGACCACACAAAATTGTACCACCCTTGTTCAAAACGGCAGTCACATTGGTGAACAGCCCACCAACTGCGGTCACCCGGGTGGAGTACCAGGGTAACTGCGAGTTGATGAACTCTGCGGGCTTGCACATGGGATACATCATGGCTGTGGTGGATGTGGTGGTGAGTTGAGCGTTCCTGCATTTGTGGTGCCTGGTGTAAAGGTAGAAGCGGTCCCTGACGAAACGGCCACCGAGACAACGTAGTTCGGCGGAACCACATTGGCAACTGAGGAGCCAGTGGAAATGGAACTGACCCTGATCCACAGGCCGTCGCCTCCGGCGGTAAAGCCGGTGTCACCAGAGCTAGTTGCAGCCCCAATGATGACCGTCGCTGAAGCGGTGTAAACCTCCCCTGGAGAGGTCCAATGGTCATAATTGACGGTGACAGCCTGGTTATTCGTGAAGGAAACGCCCCCCGAGGAGACTATGAACCTGCAGCGACCACCCTTCGGAACAAACATATAGGTGCCTGGCCCGCTGCTTGTATCAACAGCCAAGAGCGGGTAGGCGAATGGTGGTTCAGAACTCCCCGTGATGGCGGGGACGTAAAGGGTGGCTGCCGCATTCCCAAGCTGGTAGTCATAGATGGCAATCTCCGTGGGGAAAGTTGAAATTGCGGTTTGTGCGGCAAAGGTGCTGGCTGCTGTGGTTTGCCACGAGACCATGTAGCTCCAAACCGCGGTGGGAACTTGGGTTGCCCACGCTGGCCAACCAGCTTGGCGCGACAAGATGATATGCGTCGTCGTCGAGGCTGGCGCACTGAGGGAGACCGGGGCGTTGAAGCCCATCACAGCGGTCCGTTCCAGTGCAGGGTAAGATGGAAACCGACAAGGTGCGTGCATGCCCGGGAGGGCAATGCTTCGTGCCAGACCCTGCAACTGCAAAGCAGGGTGAGATGGTGGCAATACATTGTAGCCTTGTTGCAAGGTATCCATTTGTAATGATACTCAAATTTTAATGGAATTGGTAATGATTTCCGGGCCTGGAGTATCACAATTCGTCCACTGCCACCATGTGTCTCAACAGCCAGTGATCCAAGACACACGGTGTTCCGCCGGATGCGCGGATTGTTCGTACCACATGGGAGATGCACTCAACAACATCTCCAGGTGTGACACAAAGGGACTCCAAGCCCCCCGCTGTCAAATCA